CCTATTGCGAATCCGAGCTTACTTTAACAGATGGATCCGACCTTAAACTGCTGGATAGCTTTAAGCTTTGGGGCGAACAAATTTTCGGATGGTATTACTTCGAGGAACGAAGTGTCTATCAGCCGAATCCTGATGGACATGGCGGACATTATGTCCGAAAACGGATAAAGAAGAGGCTGACCAAAAAGCAATATCTCATTGTTGCCCGAGGCGCAGCGAAATCAATGTACGCGTCGACTTTGCAAAGCTTCTTCTTGAACATCGATACTTCCACTACGCATCAGATAACGACCGCTCCGACCATGAAGCAGGCGGAAGAAGTCATGACCCCAATACGAACTTCGATAACCCGGTCCAGGGGTCCACTATTTAAGTTCTTAACTGAAGGATCGTTGCAAAACACGACCGGTTCAAAGGCAAATCGCACAAAGCTATCGTCTACGAAAAAGGGAATTGAGAATTTTCTTACTGGCTCCTTGTTAGAGGTTCGCCCAATGAGTATTAACAAACTTCAGGGCTTACAGATCAAAGTGGCAACGGTAGATGAATGGCTTTCTGGCGACATTCGTGAGGATGTAATCGGTGCGATAGAGCAAGGCGCTTCTAAAGTAAAGGACTACATAATAGTCGCAATCAGTTCCGAAGGTACCGTCCGTAATGGAAGCGGCGACACAATCAAAATGGAACTGAGAGACATCCTTAAGGGCGATTACATTAACCCAGGTGTATCAATATGGTGGTATAAACTTGACTCCATCGAAGAAGTTGGCAATCCGGAGATGTGGATCAAAGCGAATCCAAACCTCGGAAAAACCGTGGATTACGAGACTTATCAGCTGGATGTAGAAAGAGCGGAAAAAGCTCCGGCATCTCGCAACGATATTTTAGCCAAACGCTTTGGACTTCCCATGGAGGGTTATACCTATTACTTCAGCTATGAGGAAACACTTCCTCATCGGAAACGAGAGTTTTGGCAAATGCCCTGTTCTTTGGGAGTCGATCTTTCCCAAGGCGATGACTTCTGTGCATTTACATTCCTGTTCCCGCTATCCAATGGATCTTTTGGCGTTAAAACCAGAAACTATATCACCTCAATGACACTAATGAAGCTGCCGGCTGCTATGAGGATCAAGTACGATCAGTTCATGGCGGAAGGCAGTTTAATTGTTTTAGAGGGAGCCGTATTGGAAATGATGGATGTTTACGAAGATTTGGACGGTCACATAACGGAATGTGGTTATGATGTTCGATGCCTTGGCTTTGACCCGTATAACGCAAAAGAATTCATTGCGCGATGGCAGTCCGAGAATGGACCATTCGGTATTGAAAAAGTTATTCAGGGTGCAAAAACGGAATCGGTTCCTCTTGGTGAGCTGAAGAAACTTTCCGAAGAACGAATGTTGATTTTCGATGAGGAGCTGATGACATTTGCCATGGGTAATTGCATTACTCTGGAAGACACCAACGGTAACCGTAAACTTTTGAAAAAACGCTATGAGCAGAAAATCGATGCTGTCGCGGCAATGATGGATGCCTATGTAGCGTACAAGCTTAATCGTGATGCATTTGACTAAGGAGGTGGTCGAAATGAGTGAGATGTCCCATCACGGCATTATTGGCATGAAATGGGGAGTTCGTCGATACCAGAATCCAGACGGATCTTTGACCGCCGCAGGTCGAAAGCGGTTGGAAAAGAAAGACGCGAAGTGGGCGCACAAGAACTATAGCAAAATCGTGTCTACCACAAGGAAAGAAGTATCGAAAGATCTTGACCGATATGCTAACCAACTTTTAAATGATCCGAGTTCTTTTACATCGAGCGGAAAAATCAGTTCTACGGCGATCAATGCCTATAACAAAAAGATGGCTGAGTTGATGAATCAGTCGGCAAGAGACATTACCGCACCGTCAGGAAAGGTCATCCGATTCGTCGCAAAGCGGGGTGATGTTGGGGTTCATATGGCGCTTGCCGATAGTTCGTATGACATCAACCAACTTAAAAATGGTATTTGGTCCTCCGGAAGAGTGGCTTATAAGAAGAAAAACATCGACATGGTGTAAGGAGGTGACGATTCAAAATGGCTATTCCTTTTGGTTCCAGGCTAAAGCATGCATGGGACGCATTTACCGGTAATAATCAGGCGTTTTATCGGGACCTCGGAACAGGTTATTCATACCGGGCGGATCGACCGCGAATGTCCCGCGGCAATGAACGCTCCATCGTCACTTCTGTGTATAACCGCATTGCGCTTGATGTGTCGGCGTTAAGAATCGAGCATGTTCGATTGGATGAAAACGGTCGCTTTCTGTCCTCCATTGATGATGGTCTGAACAACTGCCTTACGCTGGAAGCTAATATTGACCAAACGCCGCGCTCTTTTATTCAGGATGTTGTTATTTCAATGTTTGACGAAGGCAGCGTAGCAATCATTCCGGTCGAAACAACCGAGGATCCAAATGTATCGGGTTCCTATGACATCCTATCTATGAGAGTAGGACAAATACTTGAGTGGTACCCGCAGCACATTCGAACTCGTGTTTATAACGAAAGGACCGGTCGAAAAGAGGACATTGTCATGCCGAAAAGTGCGGTGGCAATTATTGAAAATCCTCTCTATGCGGTCATTAACGAACCCAATTCTACTATGCAGCGTCTGATTCGCAAGCTCAATATTCTTGATGTTATTGACGAACAAAGCGGATCGGGAAAGCTCGATTTGATTATTCAGCTTCCCTATGTGATTAAGACTGAAGCACGCCGTATTCAGGCTGAAAACAGGCGCAAAGATATAGAAAGTCAATTGTCTGGTTCTAAGTATGGTATCGCCTATACCGATGGAACTGAGCATATTACCCAGCTTAATCGATCCGTAAATAACAACCTGATGTCCCAGATTGAATACCTGACGAGTATGCTATATAGCCAGTTGGGGATCACTCAGAGCATTTTGGATGGTACGGCGGATGAAAAAACGATGCTGAACTATAACAATCGGACAATCGAACCTATTATTTCCGCTATCGTCGATGAGATGAAGCGAAAATTTCTTACCAAAACTGCCCGAACACAGCTTCAATCGATTTCGTTCTTCCGAGATCCCTTTAAGCTTGTGCCTGTGAACAACATTGCCGAGATCGCGGACAAATTCACAAGAAATGAGATCATGACTTCGAATGAGATTCGTCAGGTGATCGGCATGAAGCCCTCCGATGATCCGAATGCAGATGAGCTTAGAAATAAGAACCTGAGTCAGCCGGCGGAAGAGCGGGAGAAGTCTGCAGAAAACATCATCGAGAGCAGACTCGATAAAGCGGGCAAATTGGATAGCAAGAAATTAAAAACCAGAAGCAAGGAGGAAAATCAAAATGAGTAGACCGTTTTCGGTCGAGGATTGTGATTTCGGCGGCTGGGCTACCAGAAACGATCTTAGATGCTCGGATGGAAGAGTGATTCGTCGGGACGCATTTAAGGGAAATGATGGGATCAAAGTCCCGCTGGTTTGGAACCACCAGCACAACGATCCTCGAAATGTTCTTGGTCACGCCTGGCTCGAAAATCGCGAAGAAGGTGTTTATACCTATGGCTTCTTCAATGATACCGAAGCTGGTGAAGTGGGAAAGGTGCTGGTAAAACACGGTGATATTTGCGCGCTTTCTATTTATGCCAATCAGCTTCAGCAGAATGGTCCGGATGTTGTACATGGATGCATTTGCGAAGTCAGTTTGGTGCATAAGGGTGCAAATCCCGGCGCATTTATCGATTCCATGCTGCAGCATGGGGAGAACTCCGAAGATGAGGCGATCATCTATACCGGTATGCCACTGTCTCTGGCTCACTCTGACACCTCTGAAAAAGAGGATAAGAAAGATGAGGAAGAGAAAAAGAATACCGATGCCGAAGGCAAGAAAAATGAGGATGAGGAGACCATTGCGGATGTAGTAAACTCCATGTCCGAAAAACAGCAGAATGTCATGTGCGCATTGATTGCCCAGGCTCTGGAGAGCGAGCCCGACAATAAAGAAGAAAATTCCGAAAATAATAAGGAGGATGAATCTATGAAACATAATGTTTTCGACAACGACCAGCAGAACCAGGCGAATGTGCTGTCTCATGCTGATCAGGCTGGTATCATTTCTATGGCAAAGTCCAACAGCGTAGGTAGCCTTCGCACTGCAATGGAGATCTATGCGGAGCAGAATCCGAATAGTGCTCTGGCTCACGGTATCGATAATATCGATGTTCTTTTCCCGGATTATAAGGATGTTCGCCCCGGCGCTCCTGAAATGATCACCACCGATCAGGGCTGGGTGAATAAGGTGCTGCAGAAAGTACATAAGAGCCCTATTTCTCGTATTCGTACCCGTCAGGCAGACATCCGTAATATCGAGAATCTGCGTGCAAGAGGCTATAAGAAGGGCACCAAGAAGAGCGAAGTGGGCAACTTTGGTCTGATCCACAGAACTACTGATCCTCAGACCGTATATGTGAAGAGCAAGCTGGATCGTGATGACATCGTCGATATTCAGGATTTCGATGTCGTTCAGTATCTGTATGCTGTTGATCGCATGAATCTGAATGAGGAACTCGCAACCGCTATCATGATCAGCGATGGTCGTGAGGTTGGCGCCGATGGCAAGATCGCAGAGGATAAGATCCGTCCGATTTGGCAGGATGACGAGCTTTACACCATTCATGCTGATGTTGACATCACCGGTATGAAGACTACTCTGCAGGGTACCAACACCTCAGCGAACTTTGGCGAGAATTACATCTATGCAGAAGCTGTTATTCAGTCTCTGCTCTATGCCCGTGAGAAGTACAAGGGTTCCGGTACTCCTGACTTCTATTGCACTCCTCATCTGGTCAATGTGATGCTGCTCTCTCGCGATTTGAATGGTCGTCGCGTTTACGACAAGGTCAGTGATCTGGCTGCTGCCCTGAATGTTGGCGAAATCATTACTGCGGAGCAGTTCGAAGGCAAGACCCGCACCACTTCCGATGGTAAGACCAAGAAGCTGCTGGGTCTGATGGTCAACCTGGCTGACTATTCTCTGGGCGCTACTAAGGGTGGCGAAATCACCCATTTCACGGATTTCGACATTGACTTCAACCAGGAGAAGAGCCTGCTGGAGACTCGTTGCTCCGGTGCCAACACCCGTGTTATGTCCGCCATCGCTTTGGAGGAAGATGTAACTAAGCCTGTAAATCCTACTCCCGGCGGCGATACCTGATACAAACCATGTATGAGAGGTGAAAATTCAAAATGGCAAAGTTTTA